TGATAGTGGTTAATCAGGTTCTGCACATCCATCATCACCTTGAGGCTGGAGGCGCAGGCCGAAGAGTCGGTCGTCACCATGTCCATGTTGCCAAAGGCTTGGGCAGTGCGTCCTGCATAGACCTGCGTTAAGGTGAACGGCAGGAACTTGTAGACGTAGTTCAGACTGTTGTTTGGGTAGGGGCGCTGGTTTATCCCAGCAAAATGGGCGTTGCCAGCCGCCAGAATGAATGCGGTCTTGCCAACTTGATTCTCACGCAGATACGTCAGCAACTCAGGGTCAAGCACCTTCTCCGCCAGCTTGTGGGGAGGATAAAACAATCCGCTCTTGGCGCGGGCGTAAGTCTCAGGGAACCAGTGCGCCTTCTGTGGGTAGACGATGTCGTCAAACAGGTTGCAAGTGGTTGTGGAGGCCGTCCGATAGTGCGTGAGGTAGATCACTTGATCTGCTCCTTCACTTTTTCAATGGACTCTGGCTCTATGGTCTTGTTTGCCATAACAAGGTCATGAAGCTCCTGCACGGTAGTTGGATGCCACTCTTTGCTTACTTCATCGTCGATGCCATAGATTTCATCAAAGTACATCAGCATTACCAAGCCATCCAAGCTGTCGATACCAAGGTCTGCCATTGCGTCTTCCATTGCCTCGGCGGGCTTGAAGGACATATGGACTGGCTTTGCCACCCTTGCTACGACGTTGAATATTTCAATAAAGTTCATCTGACTGGCTGGTTAATGGCTCCGACTAGAGCCGCCGCCCAGTCTTGCCAGTTTTCATAAATGTAGGGGCCGGGGATGCCCTCATTCGTGAACACATCAATTGCCTTCAACCCCGCACCCCACTCTTTCCAATCCGTCTTGGCGTTAGGCACTGCCAACTGCTGACCAGCATATGCCTCGCACATCAACGCCGCCCACGATTCAAACGTGTGAAACCGTGGATCATAGACAAGTGCTAAAGCCATTATGTTGGCCTTACATCACCGATGTCAGCACTCAGCAATACCTTGCCCAACTGATAATTACCGCCCTGCACATTGCTTGTGAAAATCAATCGAATTTCTCGGCGTTGCTCCCTCATGTCGATTTTGCCAGTGTCTGGCTCAAAATAATAGGGGTCTGACGTTACATCTTGAGACTGAGCATACGGCCTGCCAGTGACTTGGAAAGTCATAGTTCCGCTTTGAATAAAATCAGGCTCAATCCGCTCAAGGTTAACCGCGACATTGTCACCAACCAAAGAAGCCTGCGACGGGCCACCAGCCACCCAACCAAGGTCAGAAGTCTGGAACGAACTCTCAATTGCGTTAGAAGCGGTGTCAATAACCTCATCCGTACCAATCTCGTGTTGCCACAAGATAATCTGGCCCGCCTTGGTATTAAATGTCGCAACGACAGTCGCAGAGGTGGTAGCCGCCGCGCTGATCGTGACATCGTAGTAGCCAGAGGTGGCGCTTGGGACAATCACAGTAATTTGTGCGCCAGTTGGAATGTTGCTGGCAATTACCACTTGACCAACAGCAATTTGATTGTTGACTGGCACCTTGATTGTGGTTGTTGAATTGGTTATAACGCTTGCGCTAAAGATTAGCGTTTGCTCACTTAACGTAGTGCCAGCCGCAATTGGGTAATGAAACACTTGAGAGAAGTAACCAGCAGAACGGGTTGCGCCAACAGCACCGCCTGCGTCATACCAACAGTCCTCACGAATGTTGTAAATGATGCAGTCGTTGCATTCTGTAGAAGTTCCAGAGGGGAAGAACCACCAAATCTCACCAAAGCGAGGAACCTTCTGCGCCCACACCTTTTGACTTTGAGCGTAGTTCAGATTGTCAAAAAAGTAATTCTGGTTGAAGTTGTTCTTGAGTTCTTTGACCACACCGTTGTACAACAGGAATCGGTCAACACCCACCCAGTAGTAGATGCCGTCATACTCAATGACGCACTGACTTGACAAGATTGACGACTGGCTGGTAATGATGTCATACCGCCAATAAAAGGTCTGAGCCGTACCGCCAACGGTAATGGTGGTTGGGTTATACGACACACGGATCAAAGAATCCAAAGCCCAGAACAAACCAGAGGGCGCGTTTGAACCACCTCGAACAGGCAAACCTTTGACAATCTTAGTAGACGATACGTTGGTCTCGTTTGAGTCTGCGCCGTTCCAGTCGTATGGATCGCCAGCCACAGAGTTCTTAATCAGGCCGTTGTCCCCATACACAAAAACGTAGGGATACAAACAGACCACGCCACCAGCCACGGAGATGATGTCTCCTGTTGGGTTTGTGCCGTTGATGTCACGCAAAGGCTGAAGAACAGTTCCAGCAATGTCTCCAGCCAAAACTGCGGTTGCCACGGTTTGATCGATCTGGGCCAAGTTTCTGCCGGGGTGCGCGAACAGCAATTGTTTCCCACTCCCTTGCGAATCGAAAAGCGAATCGAATTGCCAAAGATTTAAACTGTTGGCAGTAAAACCACTGTTGATTGTTGCAACCTTAATGGAAAAACCGCTCCCAGTTCCGCCGATGCTTGCCGCTGTGGCGCTTAATGTATTGCCAACGGCATAGCCATCGCCAGCCGCTGTGAGGGTTACCGATGTCACGGTAGCGCCAGAAACCACAATAGTGGCCTTTGCGCCCGCCCCAGAGCCGCCAGTGAGGCTTACGCCAGTGTAGGTGCCGTTGGTGTACGAAGAACCGCCAACAAGCGTGTTAAGCGTCAGAATGAGACCATTGAACGTGAACTGGTTGATACCGCCGCCGATCCCAAGGCTGTCAATCGCAATGACTTCGAGACCAGAACTATATCCACTGAACACTTGATTCACGCCGTCTGCGGAGTTTACAAACATACCGCGAGATAAACCAGTAGCAAACTGAGTGATGGAACGATAACCACCGACCTTGCGAGGGCGACCACGTTGGAAGCGCACCCACTTGCCGTCAGTGTAAAAGTTCATGTCGAAGACAGTGCCATCCCGCTGGATACCGGGTTGCGTGTCAATCGCAAAAACTTTTTTTGTCATGTAAATAACCCACCAGAAATTCCACCAGTAAAGTTACCAGTGCCGTTGATGTTCAAGCCCGTTGCGGTTAATGCGAATAGGTTTACGCCAAGGATGGCAATGTCAAACTCGCCAGAAGCGGCACGATAAATACCTGTCGTTGTTTCCGCTGAGAAGTTCAACGAAGGAGCGCCAACCGCACCGTTGTTCAAGCTGATGTTTGATGATCCAGCAAGCACCGTGTTGGCGTTGAACAAGTTCACCGAGTCGCAAACCAAGGTTGCCTGCGTACCAGTAGTCAGCACCGCCGTAGCGCCAGAACCTGTGGTGATCGTCACTGTGTACGCGCCACTGGTCTCGTTCAAAATGTAGTAAACCTGCACAGTTGACGGAATCACAATCGTGACGTTTCCAGATAATGTGCCCGTGTACTTCTGAATGACGTTAGAAGCCTCTGAGGCCGTCAAAGTGTATGAGCCTGATGTCACGGCCTTAGACAGTTGGGTAAAGGCAAACTGAGTCGATTTGCCAAGGCCAACGGTGTAGAAGGTCACGCCACTGCAAACAATAATGCAAGAGTCTTGAGGCTGTAGAACTATGGTTGATGAACCATTTATTGTGTTTCCACCAGAGCAGGCAACAGTCAACGCGCCAGTTCCACTGTTACGCAAGAACATGAACCAGTTGTCGCCAAGCGTAGAGGCCAGCGTCATAGTGATCGTGCCTGCGCCGCCAGTCCACACATAAGTGTTCGAGCGGTCATTTGCAACTGCGGTGTAGTTGCTTGAGAAAGTCGTTACTGGCTGGCTTTGGTTCAGCGTCTGACCGATTGCCAATAGGCCGTAACCAGCCAGAGTGGCGGCATCAGCACCAGAAGAGCCAATACCAAAAGCAATAATGCCCCATGTGCCAGAGGTCGTAGCATTTGTGGTGATGTAGATGTACTGCGCTTGCCCCGGTTGCACGGTGACAATCGTGTTGACACCAAGGTAATCTTTGACCGTCAAGGCCACCGAGCCAGTGTTGCGAATCAACGCATCCTGACCAACAGAAGCCTGATTTGCAGGGGGCATCAACAAGTAATAGCTTGCATTCGGCGTGGTAACCGACATGATGCGAGCGGTGTAGTTGTTGTCAATACTGCCGTTGATAGGCCAAGACAATTGAGTCGTAGCAGTCAAGTTGTAAGACTGATAAGCAACATCCGTTGGCTGGATGACGTTACCTGTAAATGGGCTATTAAATGACATGATCAGGTATCCAATACTGAGGCTTGACGATCACCAATCCGCTGGATGTCCTCAGATTTGAGGGTCTGCATGATCTGATCGTAATTAGATTGCCACATGGGCATCCGCTCATCGTTCTTGATGTACGGCATGGCCTGCAAGAGCGATCCATAAAGCAATGCCTGTGGGGCATATTGCGTGAACCAGTTTGATTGGTTTGAGCTATCAAGCGGCTGGATGCGCTCGTAGTACAAAACCTCATAGGTATAGGCAACGTCAGGTGTCGGGGCCACAAGCCAATGCGTGTAGTCGTAGTCGCCGTAGTACACAGGGACATCCTTTGCTGTGGCATCAGGCCAATACTCACGCAGGTACTCGTACTTGCGAAGGAGGACTGGCTGGCGTTCACCAGACACCAAGACGTTCATGGAGACCGTTTTGTGCCAGCGGGCAGGCTTGTCAATGATTGGCTGACCCACCACCATCGTGCTGGAGTTAACCGTCAGGTTGCCCAAAAACTTGATTTGGCTGGCAATGATCTGCTCTGCCAGCATAATGAAAAGAGGAATCTTTTCGAGGGTCGCCGTATCCGTCCTGTTCAAATAGGACTGAATGTTCTCCACGAGGGAGTCATAGGTCATTACCGATGCGGCTGTCATGCTTTACCCCACGTTTCGTTCAAAGTGAGGACAATCCACTAGCGACTTGAAGTTTCCACCCCAGCGGTTTT